TTTTTTTCTCATCCTGTTAGTTTTTACGCTACCTCTGCGCTTTCCTAGTTTATAAGCACCATAAGCAGCAGCAGCGCCAGCACCCAGAGCACCAGCATCGCTTCCAACAATACCGAGCCAACGCAATTCAGGATATTTTTCATACAACTCAGCTTCTGCATCTAGCCTAGCTCCTATCTTATCCGCATTCTGTCCTTGTTCTGTTTGATTGAACCCGGTGGCCTGGGCTTGTCCTGCAAGTGCGTAGTTTTTCTCTATTTCACTATCGAGCAGCTTGTTCATTCTCCTCGCTTGCGAGGCAGAAGACACACCTGCCGCTACGTTCGACTGGCCAATAGCCGCACTCGGTACAGCGCCCATCGCCGGGGCTCCACCGCTCAACCCCAAAATCGGGTTGAGCCCAGCTTTTCTCATATCTTCCGCTTGCCATTGCCAGCGGTTCTTCATCATCTTTTTTGTTCTGTTCCATTGCTGTGCGCTCGCTATTTGTCCAAATCCAAAGTCCATCGCCGAACCGGCGGCGGATGTGAGGACACCTGTCCCCACATCCTTAAGCCATTGTGCCATTCTGTCCTCCTAGAAATGATCGATCAATCCTGGAATCGAATATGTCGGCATAGGCCGCGCCGAACGAATATCAAAGAAAAGATCCATAATAACATGCGGCTCACTCTGTACCGCAATAATACGATCTACGGGTGGATCTTCCTCAATAAACTGTTGACTAAGCGTCGGACGCGTAGCGAACGACTGTGCAAGATGCCAAGAATCGAGACTTTGAGTAGCATTAGACCGGAAACGACCAGTAATTTGGGAAGGCTTATATCGATACTCGGCATGACGCTCCTGATATCCGAATGTGCTAAAATCACCAGTATTAGCATCAGGATCACCAGTGCCATCGGCGAAAATCTCACGGGATTGTACTGCTTGTTCGCCGAGATGACTGAAGACGGGCCAATAATAGTCGTACACCGTCTCTCTGAGGAACATCCGGTTAACACCTTGCTGGTACGTGAGGTCTGCTGTAATGCAAGCCAATCCGAGTATAACCTCATGTTCGGTGAATGAACACGTGAACCCATGGTTACGAACTCCTACTGTTCCAATCGCAGCCAAGTTTCCTTGAGGCGTCTGGCCTCCAGATTGCGTCTCGCTTGTTTGCGCGACCGGATTAATAATAATCGGACTGCGCCCGCCTCCGCGGTATTGCGGGCGCTGCTGCCGCGCGTCAGGGCTTGTAACATTAAAATGGGCACGGATCTTCTCCGTATAACGCGTGCCACCTCGAGCATCTCGCTCTCCAAAACGCTGCATCTGGAACGCCAAGCGCAAATCATTGACCGACGCCGCGGTGGCTTGGGACAAGTCTGCAAAGATATAAGGCGCGTTCGCATTATTAGGGTCCTGTCTAATCCAAATCTGATCTGCCAGATTTGTGTTTACATGTTCTCCTGACGGATACTCTACCTGCTTCGGTCCTGTTTCTGTAACCGTACGCTGAGGCGCCGACGGGAAATCCGAAGTTGCTCCAATACCGGTAATCGGTGCAATACCTCCGACAGGGATTGGAACTGATGGCCCTTTTTGCGGCCATGGTAAACTCGCTGTAAAATAATCATGTCTTTTGCCACGTTTTTGAAGTTTATAACTCGTCGGATCATCCGGTCCATCGTCTTTTGGAACTGGTAACGAATTGATCAAATTCTCATCGCGAAACCATTCGTTATAAATAAGGTTATAGGCACGCGCCCAAAAAGCGGAGATCTTAACATTTTCCACTTTCGTTGGTATACCCATATAGTCTTCAAGTGATAGTTCTGTGAAACCACCCGAAGGGGCACTGTAGGTAGGCACCACATAATCTGTACTATCTCCCGGGTTCGTTTGCTCACCCATGAACTTCTTAAAGTTGTCCCATACCAATCTGAGCGGCACGCTGAAGAAAAACGTTGTTATATAAAGATTGTCCATCGTCGGATGGATCGGCGTTGCTAGCCGTCCAAATCCCGACATCTTCAGTGTAATTGTATCACCGGGTAACGCCTCATCCACATAAATTGGAAAAATAAACCCGGCGTCCGCTGTGGTTTTATGTCCGTGGGACCTGTTGAATACCGACCTAGGAATATCAGCGTGCGGTACTCTGCTGAAGTCATGTCTTGTAGTTGACGGCATCGACACATTCATTTCAGACCGGGCCATAGTGTTACTCCTGTTTTAGTGTTTCGAACTCTATCACAAGCTCCGGAAATCTATCGATCTCATTTCCCGCAGGTGCATTCACTTCACCGTTTTGTTGATCAAGCTCACCAACACAGTAAAGCGCGAAGTCTTCCGGGTGCTTGCTATACACATCCTCGTTTGCAAGTTGATCTGATACTTGCCTAACGGCTACTCCTTTGCTCGGTGCTAGCCACACCATTCCGTAAGTTCCTGCCTTCTTGTCAAGAACGGCCATAAGATAGCCAATCATGCTACACCTCGCCGCTTTAATTCTTCCATACAAGAAAGACACACCTCATACCGTTGGCTCTCAAACTCTTCTTTAACCTGTCGGCCTTTCGGCTTCGCATCGAAGGCTACCTTTAGCAACCATTGCAGGGTTGCCGTCTCTATATTTGCATAATCTATTCCTGACATTACAAGTCCCTCACTAGTTTTGATGTCTGTGCTCTCTTCACTTTTTGACGAACCTTAAGGCGATCTTCTACTCTATTCCATTGCGCCTCGAAACCTCGTTTCGCTCGCTCACGCTTTATAATCGCCATCTTTTTTGGTTCGTCTACTTCATAAAGAGAATCATAAAACTTTGGGGGACCGATGTCAACATGTTTTTCACCTTTTTTCATATACATCGTATCTTGCGGATAAATATCCGCTTTGAACTTTTCGTAATAACTTTTCCCGATGCCGCCATTCCGGCTCATGTCCGTATATTCTGGTATAGGTATAGCATCGGGCCGGGCCGTACGGCCAAGGGCTTTCTTCATAATGTACCGAGCGCAATATGCCGCGCTGTCGAAAGTCACATCTCCGACTGTTACGAAACCCTTGCCCCATATAGACGAAAGCTGCTCCGAGATATACAATCGCACTCCGTCGCGTACAGTCCATAGCTTTCTATCCTTAAAATCGATGCCAAATAGGCATGCGTGATAATGGGGCCTTTTATTTTCCTCACCATATTCACCACACATATAATAGCGGAACTCGCCTTTATAATAGCGAAGCCGCTTAATAAAATCCTGAAAGTGTGGTTTGTATAACGAGCCGAGTAACGGCATCTCTTCATAGGTGAGTGTTATGAAAGCATTCTTATCGTGCATTTTGCTTTCATGTAGGCAACGTATTGCCCATTGACGGGACCGCTCAAGGCGGCACCCGTCACATTGTCCGCATGACAAAAGCATGCGGTCGTGGTCTCTGACCACTCTTTCATTTTTGGCGTTCTTAAGAAACCTGACATTTCCGTCAGCGTCCCTACGCGCCAACATAGGATTATAGCAAGTCACTTCTTTTTCTTCGTTTGCCACATACGACGGTATGATTCGCGTTGCAAACGTTTACGTTCCTTATTGCTCATAATCTGTATCCACCGCGCATGGGTGGCGGTGTCACGTTTTTAGGATGAACATAGGCTCCCGTACGTGAGAATAGTTTTTTAGATTTCTTACTTTTCATTTTGTAACGCTTCGCCATAACACATTTCCTCTGTTTCTAACGGTTCATCCTTTTTTCTGCCAGAACCATAACATGGTCCTGTCAGTCCGTCCAGTTACATCTAGTAGACACTGGACGTCCCCCCGCAAGGGGGGGTGCGGAGCAGCTCCCCCCCAAGGGGGGTCGCCGCTCCGCTTGGTAGTATGCGAGGGGGGTAAACCCCCCTCGCCTCCCCCCAGGCCGGGGGAGGCATAACCGTCCTGGGGGGAGTTTCTCGCTACGATGCGTCATTTGACGCTCCGCTGGCGTCGCTCGTTGCGCCGCCTGTACCGCCTTCGGCGGTTACTTTAGTTTCGGGTCTAGAGGCAGACAACGCTTCACCGCCTGTCTCTGAGCCCCCTCTGGGTGAGGGCTCAGAGGCAGGCGGCTCCGCTCGCTGCATAAGCCCAAACTTTTCGAGTTCCTCTGACGAGGCCTCGTTAAGACACCAGTCGAAAAATCGACCGGCGTCATTTAAGAATTCCCGTCGAACCGCCGACGGCAATTCATCGAACAGCATCTGACCTGTTCGTACTATATCGAGACAACCTTGAAAATCTGTCTCTATGTCGAAATCGCCATACATTTGCGGTAACTTCGACACATGATTAATAAGTCCGGTTTGTTCAAACCGTTTTACGATTGCATTAATATCGCATTCCTTAGTCATACCTTGTTGCGTTTTCGACACACAGCGAGGATGCGGCAGGATCTCGCCAGTCTCCTCATCTATAATTGTGTGATCGAAACGCGTTTCCACCTTCATCTGAGGTGAATATGCGTGTCTCATCACTGTCATTTTTTTCTCATCCTGTTAGTTTTTACGCTACCTCTGCGCTTTCCTAGTTTATAAGCACCATAAGCAGCAGCAGCGCCAGCACCCAGAGCACCAGCATCGCTTCCAACAATACCGAGCCAACGCAAT